ATAGCTGATGCATGAGCTTGCATTATATCTTGTGAGGAGTTTGGTATACCACCAATTTCTTTTTCTGCTGGGGATAATTTATTCCAAATTCTATCAGGTCTATTCATAGAGTACCCTCTATATCCTCTTCTTTTTAAATAATATAATAACCTAGGTTTATTATTCTCCGCAAGTATTGGCATACCATAAAATACTAATGCCATTAATACATCTTCAAAAAATATCTCCGCTGTTTGTGGTCTAGCTACATATTCTAAGAAGAAATGGTTAGGCGGAATATCTTCCATTGAGAACTTAGTTAATCCATGTAAAGCTCCATTAGAACCCCTGCTCGCGTCAACTGTTCCTGATATATCGTAACTATCGCAACCAAATGCTCCAGTATGTTCGTTGCCTGGATATTTCAACCCATTTTTTATTATTACGCGGTTTTGCAAATGTTTAGGCGGTACCCAAGAAATTAAAAACCTACCATCCTTATTAGGATAGAATACAACATTAGTATCTTGTATTCCGTATTCCCATTGGAAACTGCCTTTAGTTATAATATTTGTATTTCTTAAATCATCATTATAATCAATCTGCTCGTATATTTTAGTAAGATTAAATAGTGATTGTTTTGCTTCGTCTCTAAATGCGTGTTGTTCTGTTTTTGGAAACTGACGGTAATATTCATTTAAACTGTCTTGATCGTCTTTTAAACCATCAACTTCGTTTTGCCAATGCTCAATTACCCCACATTCAATATAATTATTATCTACACCTTTAATTGGCGCTTTTGGAGTATCGAATACAGGTAGGCCATAAGTATCAATGAATCCCTCGTACGACCATTCCATAGGTATGAACAAACTATATAGTCCTGAACTAGTCTGTCCATTGCGGTTTCTTTTTGCAACATCTGAGTTATAATAAAGTTTTTTATAATTGGATCCCCCTTTATCTAAAGCATTTGAGGTTGAACCCATCATACACTTACCAATAATCTTGCTACCTAATCTTAAACAAGTTTTAGTAACACGCCAGTTATTTAAGATATTATCTGGTTTTAACCATTTAGCAGACTCATCATGAGCTAATAGTTTTAATTTTTCACCATCATAACTATTATCTCCGGTATTCTTCCAATCAATTGTGGTATCTAATCCAGTAAGTTCCTCTGCTGTTTCACTGTTATCTAATTTTCTCCTTGTAAATTTAGACGCAGGAATTCTATAAGCAAGTTCTGTTTTAGGTCTATCCATACCATCTTGGATAGGTTTAAAAAAGAAAGGATAGTTAATTGATATTGGCACAACTTTGTCGGTAAACATTGTTTTAGCATCTGCTCCTGACTTTGATAATATACCAAACCGGGAATCGCTTGACATAGTGGCCAAGTTAACTAATTCCGCAGAAGCCATAAATGAAAATCCAGAACGTCTATTCTTTAAATAACACATTCCGTAACACCTAGAATCTGCTTTACAAGCTTCCCAAAATATAAAAAATAATCTGTTTGACTCTCTAAAGTCCGGGGCACCAATATCTATCTTGCTCCATTGCAAGTACATATAATGTGTACCTGTTATATAAGCCGGAGTACCGTTGTTATAAAATGAAAAACCTTCATCCCTATAACCAAATTCATTGTCAATGTAATTGTACCATCTCTCTTTGAAAGCATCCGGATATTTATTCCAGTCAAATACATTCTTAATCTTTTCGAGCTCTTTAGGTACTTGTAAACGTTCCCAGTATTGCTCTTCTTTTTTATCTTTTCTTTTGTATGCTGATTCTATTAATGGCAGTGCTATTTTTAAACCTTGGATTTCATATATTTCACCAATCTTTCCAGTCTTACTAATAACAACCATATCATGGTCTTTATTATATCCATACTTCCAATTGTTATAGCGATTTGTTTTCTTTATTACTGCAGATTTTACATGATCCGGTAATATTTTATATAAAGTTTGCTCGTACATTACTTAGATCTCCCTTCTGCAAAACCTTTAAACGCTATAATAGATGGTCCTTTTTCAATATCATCCAGCATTCTAGTTTCTTCTTCAATTCTATTAAGTATCTCGAAAGCATCAAAAATAGCTAACTTTTTAGTAGCAGCGGCATTCTTTAATTTGTCCGCTGATAAATCATCTTCTCCATTATCTAAAATAGCCTCCTCAGCCACTTTAATTAATTCAAGAACCGCTTTGTGCCCAGCTAGGATTATATTCCTCTTCGTTTCCTTTATATTCATATTTAATTACAATATCATTAGATTTCATACAATAAAGTCTTTGCCCATCAACGACAAATTCAAATTCTCCATTAGGAGTATAACCTACAAGGTTTCCCTCGTCTATTTTAAGCGCTTTTAAAGAACTATTACCGTATTTTAATATACCAATAAGTCTTTGCTCTTTATCTAGCTTTAAATAGTCTATATTTTTTAATGGTTTTATAAAACACCTGTCTCCAAATGCCAACCATTTTTTATCATTTTTATATAAGTAGATTTGATCTATATCACAAAAATATAATTCATCCATAAAATATGCGCGACTATTTTTTTGATTACCACGTATATCGTAGAAACGTCTAAATACATTGTGATGTATAATAACTAAATCACCAACCTTAATACTTGTTGAATAAGCTAGCGGGATTGCAACAACCTCCGCTAAATTATTCACAGATTTAAAACTTTCTATTTTTGTATTCAGTATTAGTTCTTTTCCATCTACTTTAACTTTGTTATCGTACCTATCTCCGACAGGTTTTACGATAAAGTTAAATACGCTAGTCATTAGTATTCTAAATCATATTCTATGCTAATAGCCATATTGGAATTAAAATTCTTCCACGGCATTACCTCGTCTCCTTTTTTTATATATATAGTATACGAACAGTCTTTATTGTCTAACCAAATATGCATTATCTCATGACCTCCATATACTGATTGGCCTATAGAATAGTGCATTGCCTCATTCTTATAGTCTGCTCCTATACTTATTTTTCTAATTACAGAATCCATTATTCCTTGGTTTCTTCAACCTCGGTATAAGAACCATCAGCTAAGTTAATATTGATTGCCCCGTATTCTTGTTGCAATTCTTCTTTAAACTCTTCAATAGCTTTATTAATATCTGCAATTTGGTGTAAGAACCCATGTTTTTGAGATTCTAATATTCCAATGTTTGTTAATAATGCACTCAAATCTTTTTGTTGATTTGTAATTTTTTCCAATTGCTCTTCTGTAATCTGTTTTGTAATTTCCATTTTTATTTAATTTAATTGATTATTTATTTATTTTGTTATTAAATTCTCTGGTATATATCCATCTGCGTTTTGCGCATATCCCATAAAACTATGCTTACAATCTACCGGGAATATTTCGCTTTCAAAAACAATTTTTTGCTCACACATAACGTCGTAAGCATATCCATCATAATAAATAGGCTCTGTAATTACATTACCTTCTTCATCATAAGTACCTGGTATTTCAACTATCTTACCAATTTCAACAACTGCTTGTATTCCTTGCCCGTAACTCAATGAAGTAATACCATCAAATGTTGTTTCTATGTAAACTCCTTTTGCTAATAAATCAGCTATTGCAGTTTCTTTGTCTAAATAATTTAATTTGTATATTTCCATTATAGTGTTGTTAATGCGATACATTCAGTATCTGTTAAAGCTGTTTTAAAAATTGATGCGTTTTTTAAACTTTTTGCATTATCTCCATAAAAGATAGCTCCAACCCTATTTAAAGTTAAATCACTTAATAAAGTTGTGAAATTTAATGTTGATGTATCTGTAGCAATCAAAATTCCGTTTATAAATAATTTATTTGCACCACTTTTATATTTAACCGCTATTTTATAATTTCCTAAAGTTGATATAGTAGCCGAACTTAATGTAGTTACAATAGAATTAGAAAATATAAGACATCTAAATTTAAAAGTACCATCTGTTAAAAATCCTAAAGCTATTGAATTTGTATAAACACTATTTATAAATACTTCTTGATTTGAAAAATTAGTTAAATTATAATCTAAAAATATTGTTCCCTCTGTTTGCCCTATTAAACTACTTATTCCTGTTTTAGAAATAACATCAGCGTTACGAGTTACTGAAGATGCAACTGTTGGAATGTATGACGTAGCGTATGAGCCTACTTCTAATTGTGCGCCCCATATGTAAATAGTACCTTGTGTCCCTGGAGTTACAGTACCTGAAGAATCTACTTGAGCCGCAAAAATATTGAAATTATTACTACCACCTAAAGAAACTAATAAGCTATATCTAACCCATAATGTTGTTAAGTCAAAAGTTTGGTATTCTCTATTACTAATACCTATTGTCATTTTTTGAGCTACATCTGCTTTTGCCCATATACTCACGACAG